ACAGTTTCTGCGCCATAATAATGTGTATTATTAAAAATTATTAATCAGTTCCAAAAGCTTCTTCCCAGAATGACATGTCTAGTTTTTTTCCTGTCGATTCTCCAGTTGAAGAAGTTTTTTGTTCCTCTCTGATAAGTTCATCCAATCCTTTTCGGACTTGCTTCTCAGTGAGTTTTACAAGCTTACTCATATCTGGTCTAAACTCTCCTTTTTCGGTAAGATTAAACAGTCCGAGTACGTTGTAGAATTGTATCAGCCTTTCAAAACCTTCAGGGTTAGAGTATTGTTTTTTACCTAACTCTGTCAGTTGTTGTCCTGTTTCCGGGTCTTCGTACACAACTTCAGTCATCTTCTGTTTGATGGCTTCTTTGTGTCTTTTGGTCAGTTGAATACCAGGAACAAGTTCTTCAGCTTCGTCGACGCCTTTCAACATATTGTTGAAGAACTCTTCCGTTGCTCTTGCCTGCTGTTGTTCTCTCATAGCTGCCTCCTGTTTTTTACCCTCTATAAACTGAGATGCTGCTTGTTGGAGTTGAGGAAAAGCTTGAAGAGCTTTATCTTCAAGTTTTGCTAAAGCGTCTGCTTCTTTCAATGCTTCTGCTATCTCTTGTTGGTTCATTCCCTTCATTCTGAGATAGCGACTAACTAGGTCTTTTTGTACAGCCTCGTTAGATTTAATTAATTCTGGAGTTACTCGTGAATAGTAATCCAGATCTTTAGCTACTTTCATAGCTATTGTTTCATCATCAAAGTAATCTTCGATTTCTAGAAACATTTTTTTAGCACCGCTAAATGATCCTTTGAATTGCTCTAAAGTTTGGTTTACCTTAGAATTTACACTAGTGTCAAAGAGCGCTACTAGATCTTCTGAAGATTCAACTGTAACGTCTTCTCCCGGAGGATCTATAATTCCATTCTCTACTAACTCTTTTACAAGAGCTGAGTAGACAGTTGGTTTACCTGTCTCACCATTTTCAGGTGTTTCCGGAGTCTCAGGTTTTCTATTAAATAGTCCTCCTGTTTCTTCCGGCCCCGGAGAGAGATCAATTACTCCTTCCGGAACGTCATTTGATTTAGGAGTTGACGACTCTCCTGGTTCTTCTTTTTGAGGCATTCCTGGAACCACCAGTCTTACCCCTTCAAATTCATCTGCCATTGCTCTATGTTTATGGTTACAAAATTAATATAGTGAACACAATTTTTCTAATGGGTCTACACAAAGTTTCTCAAGGGCTATTGTTTTTTCGCCCTTTGTTTTTGAATTCCTTCCATTTCTTTATTGTGTCTGATCACTTCATCTAGTTTCTTTCTATCTAATTCCAGTTTCTTTCCTGCATTTTCTACATCTGTTTCTGCTTTTAACAGATCTATGTCGTCAGGAACTCCGTTTTTATTTAAATCTACATTTTCTTTTCTTCTAGATGCCATATCCTCAACTTGGGCTCTTGTCAAAGCTATACGTTCTGCTGATTGGCGATCTCTTTCGTTCTGGTCAGCTACGAATTGACGTTGAAGTTCTGAGTTCTGCATATCCATCTGCTTCATCTTTTCTTGAGACTCCATCTGACGTTGCTGCGCTTGTTGCTGCTCTTGCTTAATTTTTTCCATAGAATCCTTAAGCTTACGAGAAATCTTAGCTGGAGAGTTAGTAGTATAAATAGTAATAAGATCCGCAATAGATGCTTGACCGTTTTGGATAGCTGCTTGAGCAAGCTGTCTAAGGTCTGTGAACATCTGTTGATCCTTAGAAGAGTTACTGATGTGGATATCAAAGTCTGTCTCAGGGAATTCAGATGTAACTGAAATATACTGCTGGCCCATTTCATCTAATAAGAATGCTCCATGGCTAGGATTTTCCTTATAAGCAATCTTAGCACAGTCTAAGAATTTTTTATAGCAGATTCTTCTGAACTCAGAATCTAACTGAAACCATCTTTCAGTAATCTTAGAGTACTGATCAATTTCTGTTTGTACATTTCTAGTAGTAGATCTCAAAGCTACTTCTCCTTCTCTTGCTCCAGATACCCCTGCTATCTTACCCATGGTAGCTTCAATGTTAGCTAAGTAATCTGTCAACATTTGAATACCGGTAGTATTAGCACCCATAGTTACCTCTTGAGTAATAAAGGTATTGAAGGTACCGGCTGCTTTACCCTGTGCAGGGCCTTTCAGTACTTCCTGTGTAGGATCAAGGAACATGATCTTATCTACTGATGTATAATGCATCCATTCAGCTGGATCCCATCCGGAAGGAATAAGAGATGCGTTTACAGCTGTTGCTGTTCCTTTGAAGGTTGATATCTCAAGTTCTCTTTTCCAGAAACCAATATCAAAAGCATAATCAAATGGTTTAAGCAAGTCCATTAGAGATTGAACCTTGTATCCATTTGTATTCATAGTTACACCTACTACAGGTGGAAGTCCAGAAGATAGATTAGTTAGAGATTTAATACTGTGCTCTACTGGTTGCATTTTAGTGTAAATATCAGAACCAATCTTAGTACCTCTTAGCCACTCGTTTACCCAGAGCCATTGTACTGATTCTCCTTCTTCCTTATTTACCTCGTAGGTCTCATTAACGTAAGTTACCTGTTCGTCTCCGAACTCATCCATGTACTTGAGTCTACCAATCTTACGTCTAGATCTCCAGAATACTGTTACAATTCTTAGTTCTCCTTCTTCGTTAAAGTCTCCACCATATGCATGCTTTTGAACTTGAGAAGGCGACAATAAACTAATAGTATCATCAGTAGATGTACCATAGTCAGGTCCTGTGATCTGAGAAGCATTTGCTGCTAGGATAGCTGAGCTACCTTGATTAGTCATAGCATAATCTAATCCTTGGTCAGGCATATACTGCTCCCGTCTTTCTAGTTTTTTGACATCTGCTTCTGATAGTACATCCCAGTAGTCATCTAAAAGCTGTCCTACTGATTTGTAGTCATAAATCACTATGATATCCTTATCATGGATATACATAGAGTTTCCTCCACCGGATGTAAATACTTTTCTAGGATCTAATCTCTGCATTACAGGCTTTCCTCCTAGTATATCAATGTACATTGCCTGTTCTCCGGCTACTAACAGGTCCTCAAAGGTTCGGGTAAATATGAAATCAAAGTTTTGGAGGGTAGATTCTCTTCTTAAGATGGCATTGGCAGTCTGTTCGGCTATATCTTGGAAATCGTAAGTAGCATATTCCTCTAGATTCTTAGTAGCTACGTCTATTTCTTCTTTTGTAAGCTCTTGGTTAGATAGTAACTCCATCAGGCGCTTGAACATCTCTACTTTTAGAGTTTCTTCTTTCCTATTGTTACCATCAGAGTCTGCTGCTGAGATGTATGCCCGGTATTCATGCTTTCTTCCAATGTAATCTCCAATAAGGAGGTCAACTTTAGCATTACCAATACCTATGTGTTGAAATTTAGCAGGAAATTTATCAATATCAAGTTGTCCTGGATTGATATACTTTTCAAAGTTCCTGATATCGACAATATTGGATCTGAGATTATAGTTTTCAGTTTTATTACTGTACTCGTTCCTATAAAACTCGTGGTGACCTATCAACTTTTCTGCAAAGTCGATGTTTTGTTTGTACCATTTCTCTGTTTTCTTAGAGTCTGGTAGTTTTTGTGCTGGATAATTGTATCCAAACTTATAATCAGTAGAAAGACTTTCTCCTGTGTATTTACCTTCTGCCATTAGAATAAATTATCTATTATGCAAATTTAGGCAAAATCTTTTGGATCTTGCCAATTAAGAGGTTTCTTTGGCAAAACTCCTCTTTTAGCAAAGTATCCTGACTCTAAGAACGTTACTTTGGCTTCTGAAGCTTCAGTCTTTACTTTATGAAGAGTTTCATCGTACCAAAATAGCATAATTAATGCAGAAACCCTATCAAAGTTTCCTTTAGGGTTCCATGATATAAGTTCTTTTAGTATAGACGGAGAATAGATTGTATTCAACATCAAAGTATCTGATTCCATATTAAGAGGACTTAATAGCCAGGAAGAGATAAAGTCTATACCAGTATCATTTACACGTCCGGAGTTAAAGATACCTTTAGATGTGTTTGTACCAGGTTTATATGTATCTGAGTTTCTAAGCTGATAAGGAGTATCTGCTAGCAAGTACGTACAGTTGTGCTGTACAAAGTAATTGAACAGTCCAATAAAGTTCTGCTCGTACATAGCTGTAGCTTTATAGTACATAAGAAGTCTTCTAGATACTTCGTAAAAGTATTTAGGATCATCTGTACGACCTGTGTATTCTGCTACGATTGTTTTAGTTATTCTATCAAATACTATTATCGACGGCAAAGAAGTAGTGGTAGCCTTTGCTTTATCAACAACGTCAATACCGGCAATGTATCTATTAGACAGAGTATTACCGTCTTCATCTTGTTTCGGTTTCTGGAAGATTTCTATAAGACCTTTCTTGTCCTCGTATTTATCTAACGGATAAGATCTAATAGGCTCCTTGCCTTGAACAGTGTCTATATACAGATTATTTCTATCATCGAACTTTAACCATCCTTTATAGGATGCATCTGAGAATCTTTTTAGCTTACCTCCTAGAACCTCTGAGAGCTGATCCTTTAAAAGTACAGTAGGGAACCTAGTACCTTCTGTTACAAGGAATGCTTCAGATGGAACAAGAGGGTTGTTGATTATATGGACCTGGTATCTAGTAAGATCTTTCTTTTTGTCTTCTCTAATCTCTGCTTCTTCAGCACGAGCTGTTTCTAAGTCTGTTACTAAATTATTTCCCTTTTTATGTTGGTTACGAGTTTTAATGATAGGCACAAAGTATCCTATCTTACCTCGTTGCTCAAACTCATCATCAAATACTAAACAGTTATACTGGTCTGGATTTCGGAATACTTGTTCTGCAAAAAGTACTGATCCTCCCCTAGTAAAACCACCTGTTCCTAGCATCCAGATAACTTGGCGCTTAAACATCTTAGATGCTTCAGCTCCTTCAAGGGCACCAATAGTTTCTACAAGGATGTCAAAGAAACCGACCTCATCTAATACAACTAAGTTTGGACGACCAGCGTTACCTGCAAGTGGGTTATTCCGGAATGTTCTATGATACAGATAAGAGCCGTCTATATTTTTAAGGAACGATCCTTCCTTCTTAGAACCTGACCATCCTTTATAAAGTGGACTAGGAAATATATTCCCTTCATACTCAAACTCTCCTGGAAGTTTATCCATGGCAAAGAGAGTTTTATCAAGTAGTGGTCCTGACCATTTTGAGTCAATGGCTCCAATAACAGTATCAGAAGTAAGTGGCTGTTTCTGTCTTTTAGCCGTTAGGTACTCATCGTAGTTAACTGCTCCACCTGTTATCCAGTTGTGGGCTATTACTCCTGAAGACCCGTAGGACTTAC